TCTACAACTGATTCAACAGTTACTATTGCTGCAAATACATCATCAATTGTTGGAGTAATTACTGCAACTGGATCTACTTTATCCAGAAGCGTAAGAGTTTCAGCTCTTGCTCTTGATAACACCACAAATGTGACCATCACAGAAGTAGTACAATTAGTTTCCGAATAAAATGAAACTCATCACAGAAGAAATTCAAAAAGTAGAGTTTATTACCGAAAAAGTAGGTAATAAAAAAAATCTATACATTGAGGGTATTTTCCTTCAAGGTGATATTTGCAATCGTAATGGAAGAATGTATCCGATGGCAACTCTGAGTAAAGAGGTTGGCAGATACAATGAAAACTTTATTCAAAAGGGTCGTGCTCTCGGAGAACTTGGTCACCCTGATGGACCAACTGTAAATCTTGATCGCGTTTCTCATAAAATTGTTTCTCTTACCCGCGAAGGAAACAATTTTAAAGGAAAAGCATTGGTTCTTGAAACTCCTATGGGTAAGATTGCAAAGTCTCTCATTAGTGAGGGAGTTTGTCTCGGTGTTTCTTCTCGTGGAGTTGGATCATTGAGAATGACCAATGAGGGTCACAAAATTGTTGGTGAAGATTTTATGCTTGCAACTGCTGCTGATATTGTAGCAGATCCTTCTGCTCCAGATGCTTTTGTTTCTGGAATTATGGAGGGTAAAGAGTGGATTTGGGAAGGTGGTATTCTTCGTGAAAAACTTGCCGAACAAACACAAAGAAGAATTAACACTCTTGTTGACCAAAAAAGACTTGAAGAGCATAAGTTGAATCTATTCAACGAATTTCTTTCAAATCTGTAAATTATAAATAAATATAGATTAAATACAAGATCTAAAAAAAATGTCCGTTGGTAGCAATTTACAAGAAATGGAAAACGTAGTAACCAAAGGGGCTGCACCTGCCGAGCCAATGCACAAACTGACTGGGACTACTCCTGGTCAAACTGCTGGTTGGGAAGATCTCGGTGGTCCTACTCCAGAAAATTACAAGCCCGATGATAGTTCAGCAGAATTAAAGACTCCTGCTGCAACTCTTGCTCAAGTAAAGGATGTTGTTAATGCGAAAGCACAAGCAGCAATGCCTATGCAAGGAGTCAAAGAGGAAGCAGAAGATGAAGAGGAAGTAGTTTCCGAAGCTGCTGAAGAAGATGAGGATGAGGCACCCGAAAAAGGAAAAGATGAGGGTGGCAAGCATAAAGAGGGTAAGCATAAAAAAGGCAAAGAAGAGCCTGGTGAAGAAGATGATGAAGATGAAATGAAAGAAGAATTTGATATCGAAGAAGATGTCAATGCTCTTCTTGAAGGTGAAGAACTCTCCGAAGAATTCCAAGAAAAGGCACGTATCATTTTTGAATCTGCTATCAGATCAAAAGTTGCTGAAATTAAAGAGCAACTTGAAGAGGCATATGAGCAGACTCTTGTAGAAGAAATTCAATCAATTAAAGAAGGTCTTGTAGAGCGTGTTGACGCATACCTTGAGTATGTTGCTGACGAGTGGATTCAAGAAAATGCACTCGCAGTTGAGCACGGTCTTAAGACCGAAATGACCGAATCATTCCTCCAAGGAATGAAGGGTCTTTTTGAAGATCATTATGTAACAATCCCTGAAGATAGATATGATGTCATCGAGAGCATGGTAGATAAACTTGATGAAATGGAAGAAAAACTCAACGAGCAAATTGAAAGAAATGTTGCTCTAAATAAAAGATTAGCCGAGTCAGTTTCTGATGTAATTTTTGCTGAAGTCGCTGAGGGTCTTGCACTTTCTCAAAAGGACAAACTCGCTTCTCTTGCCGAAAATGTTGAGTTTGATGGTGAAGAGAGCTATCGTGAGAAACTAGTAACTCTGAGGGAATCTTATTTCCCAACCAGAACCGCTGGTACTCAAAGAAACGCTAGTGAAAATCTGTCGGAAGAAACTAATCTGAATATTCAATCGGTTAGTGGCACAATGGGTGCATATCTTCAGACTCTCCAAAGAGTTTCTAAAAAGTGATTTTTAAATCATAAATCAAACAACAACACTTTTAAAGAGGTAAACACAAATGCAAGGATTCAACCTAGAATCACTGCAGGAGAAGTGGGCTCCGCTCCTTGACTACGAAGGTCTTGATTCTTTCAAAGATTCACATCGTAGAGCTGTAACCGCTATCCTGTTAGAAAACCAAGAAAGAGCACTCCGTGAAGAGCGTGAGTTTCTCTACGAATCACCAACCAACAGCACTGCTTCAGGCGCAAATCCTGGTCTGGGTGCTGCAACAACCGGTGCTATGCAAGGTTTTGACCCCGTTCTGATTTCACTAATCAGACGTTCAATGCCTAACCTGATCGCCTACGATCTCTGTGGCGTTCAACCAATGAATGGTCCTACCGGACTCATCTTCGCAATGCGCTCACGTTACACCAGCCAGGCTGGAAACGAGACCTTCTATAACGAAGTTGATTCAGCATTCTCTGGTCAGGATTCCGGATTCAATAACACCAACGGTTGGACCGGTGGTTCAGTCGGTATGGGTACTACCGCTCAAGGCGGCACCAACCCATCAGTACTTGACCCAACCAACCAAGCAAACAACGCTACTGGCGCTAACCAGTATAACGTTGGTCAAGGAATGAGAACTGACGAATCAGAATCGCTTGGCGAATCTGACCAGTTTAACCAGATGGCATTCTCGATTGAGAAAGTCACTGTTACTGCAAAGTCACGTGCTCTGAAAGCCGAGTACTCACTTGAGCTTGCTCAGGACCTCAAGGCAATCCATGGTCTGAATGCTGAAGCGGAATTAGCAAACATTCTCTCAACTGAGATTCTTGCTGAAATCAACCGCGAAGTTATCAGAACCATCTACAAGATTGCTAAGCCTGGTGCTCAAGTTAATACCGCTACCGCAGGTACTTTTGACCTCGACGTTGACTCCAACGGTCGTTGGTCGGTTGAGAAGTTCAAGGGTCTGATTTTCCAAATCGAGCGCGATGCAAACGCAATCGCCCAGCAAACTCGTAGAGGAAAGGGTAACACCATCCTTTGCTCTGCTGACGTTGCTTCAGCACTTGCAATGGCAGGTGTCCTCGATTACACCCCTGCACTCAACGCAAACCTCAACGTTGATGACACCGGCAATACTTTTGCTGGAGTTCTTCAAGGTAAGTATCGCGTCTACATTGACCCATATTCGGCAAACGTTTCTGCTAACCAGTTCTACGTTGTCGGTTATAAGGGTTCTAGCCCATATGACGCTGGTCTCTTCTACTGCCCATACGTTCCTCTGCAGATGGTACGTGCTGTTGGCGAGAACACCTTCCAGCCTAAAATCGGCTTTAAGACCCGTTACGGAATGGTTGCAAACCCATTCGCTGAGGGTCTTACCGCTGGCGCTGGTGCTCTGACCACCAATGCAAACACCTACTACAGAAGAGTTAAGGTTGCTAACTTAATGTGAGTTAGTTTACAACTCTTTCAAGAGGGTCCTTCGGGACCCTCTTTTTTTATCTAAATATCAATAAAACATTATGGCGTCTGCTTATCGAAATCAGATACAAAACCGAAACTTTCTTTCACCAGTTGGTTTTAATTTTACTCTTGCAAAAGAACCAAAGGTAAGTTTCTTTTGCAACTCGGCAAGAATACCAGAAATTACACTTTCATTGGTTCAGCAACCATCATATCTTAAGGATATTGATGTTCCAGGCGGCAAACTTCAATACGGCGACTTATCTTTAAGGTTTTTAGTCGATGAAGATATGATGAATTATATGGTTGTCCATAATTGGTTAACTGGATTGGGATTTCCAGAAACCACGGGGCAATATAAAGAATTAATTACAAATGATGATGGACTGCAAGATTCTAAAAGAGCATTTAGTGATGGAAGTCTTTATATTTTAGATAGCAATTATAATACAAACTCAATAGTAAAATTTAAAGATTTATTTCCGGTCTCTTTGACATCGTTGGAATTTGACTCCACACAAACCGACATCCAGTACTTTACAGCAGAGGTATCTTTCAAGTATACTATCTACAATATCTTGAGCGAAACTGGACAACCTCTATGACACTTGATGAAATTCAGGAAATGTGGCAGAGAGATGCTGTCATTGACCCTGATAATTTGCACGATGAATCTTTAAAAATTCCCCAACTTCATTCCAAATATTATACCATTTACAATACAATTACTCTTCTTCGTGAGAAAGCAAGAGAAACTTTCAATAGAGTTAAACTTGAACGATACAACTATTACACGGGAAAGGCACCTGCAGAGGTTTATATAGAAGAACCATTTCCGTATAAAGTTAGAGACAAAGAAGCGTTACAGAGGCATATGGACGCTGATGAGAGACTGAATAAAGTAGAACTCAAAATTAGATACTATGACATTATGTTAAAGTTTTTGGAAGAGATTATTAAGTGTATATCAAATAGAACGTTTCAAATAAAGAACGCTCTGGAATGGCACAGGTTTCAATCGGGGTTTAACTGACGAAATAAATATTCATAACTGATATTTTATGAATGTCACATTTGGTCATATCAAAAAAGAATGAGGTATATCTTCAAGTTGAGGCAGAAGCACACGTCTATTATGAATTAAGAGATGCATTTCAGTTTGAAGTACCAAATGCAAAGTTTGCTCCCGCTTATAAGAATAGGTGGTGGGATGGTCACATTTATTTGTTTAATATTAATACTCAAGAAATATACGTTGGTCTATTAGATAAACTTATAAGATTTTGTGAGCAACATAATTATACTTATGAGTTTAGAAACAATAAGTACTATGGTCTTCCTTTTGAAGTCAATGAGATGATTTCAAAAGAAGGTGTAAAAGACTATATGAATTCTATTTGCAAGTATGCTCCCCGCGATTACCAAGTTGAGGGAGTATACGACGCTTTAAGACATAATCGAAAGTTGTTGATATCTCCAACTGCCTCTGGAAAGTCGTTGATGATATATTCGATTGTAAGATATTACGTTGAGAAAGAACAAAATATTTTGATAGTCGTTCCAACGACATCCCTTGTAGAGCAGATGTATAAAGATTTTGCAGATTATGGATGGGATGTGGGATCATTTTGCCACAAAATCTACGCCGGAAAAGAAAGGGAAACTGATTCTCAAGTAATTATTACAACTTGGCAATCGATTTATAAACTACCTAAACAATATTTTTCAAGATTTAATGTAGTAGTTGGTGATGAAGCTCATAATTTTAAATCCAAGTCATTAGTATCTATAATGACAAAACTTTTCGATGCAAAATATCGTTTTGGATTCACAGGAACTTTAGATGGCACACAAACGCACAAATGGGTTTTAGAAGGTCTATTCGGTCCCTCTTATAAAATCATTAAAACTGATGAGTTAATGAAGAAAGGGCACGTAGCAACACTTGACATCAATATTTTATTACTTAAGCATTCACCAAATAAATTTGAAACTTTTGAAGATGAAGTGCAATATATTATCAATCATGAAAAGAGAAATAAATTCATTCGAAATCTTGCTCTTGATTTAAAAGGAAATACATTAATTCTTTTCTCAAGAGTTGAGGGTCATGGACAACCATTATACGAACTCATAAATAATAGCAAAACTGAAACCAGACAAGTGTTTTTTGTACATGGTGGAGTGAATACTGAGGACCGAGAAAAAGTCAGAGAAATTACTGAAAAAGAAAACAATGCAATCATCGTTGCTTCTTACGGGACTTTTTCTACTGGTATTAACATCAGAAATCTACATAATGTCATCTTTGCTTCCCCTAGTAAATCAAGAATCAGAAACCTCCAATCAATCGGAAGAGTCTTAAGAAAATCCGATAATAAGACAAAAGCAACTCTATATGACATTGCCGATGATATCAGTTATAAGTCAAGAAAAAATTATACGCTCAATCATTTAATCGAAAGAATTAAAATTTACAATGAAGAAAACTTTAATTATGATATTGTAAACATACCGCTTAAAAACTAATGGGAGATGAGTTTTACGCAGCAATCAAATTAATTAGTGGCGAAGAAATATTTTCTCTTATTTCTGTCGATGAAAATAATGGAGATCCAATTATCATTCTTCAAAATCCAGTTATAATGAAAGTATATACAAATTATGTTGGTATGTATGTAAAAATAAAACCTTGGATGGAAATACCTAATGATGATATCTTTTTTATTAAGTTTGATAGAATCATTACAATGACTGAAATTAAAAATCAATCTACAATTGATTTTTATCTACGATATCTTGAAGATGATAGTGATATTGAAATTGAATCTAACGGTAAAGTTTCAATATCTGATAAAATGGGATATCTGGGGTCAGTAGAGAATTCTCGTAAGTCACTCGAAGATATTTTTCTCAAAGACCTTAAAGATAATAAAGAAAGCTAAAACTTATCTTCAATGGAGACAAACCTAGTCTACACATATTTTTGATACTTGTCAAGCCCTTGATTTATGTGGTATAATTAATTCAACTTATATTAAGTAAAAGATGGACTTGTTATGCCAAAAAAGAAATCAGAACATTATGTAAATAACAAAGAGTTACTTGAAGCATTGATTGTTTATAGGACAAAGGTTGCTGCTGCTAAAGAGCAAGGACTTCCAAAACCACGTATTACAAATTATTTGGGAGAGTGTTTTCTTAAGATTGCCACGCATCTTTCTTATAAACCTAACTTTGTGAATTATATGTTTCGGGATGATATGATTTCTGATGGCATAGAAAATTGCGTTCAATATATTCACAATTTTGATCCACAAAAATCAAGTAATCCTTTTGCCTACTTTACTCAAATTATTCACTATGCATTTCTTCGTCGTATTCAGAAGGAGAAGAAGCAACTGGAAATTAAAACCAAGATCATCGAACGCACTGGTTATGATGAGGTTATGATGATTGATGACAACTTGCTTTCTGGAAGCAATTCCGATTATAATAGTATGAAAGATGCTATTCAATACAGAAATAACCGATGAAGGTAGCAATTTTAACTGACACTCACTACGGGTGTCGCAAAGGATCAAAGTATCTCCACGATCACTTTGAACTCTTCTATAAGAATGTCTTCTTTCCTGCTTTAGAGGAGCATGGAATTAAAACAGTCATTCATATGGGTGATGCCTTTGATAGTCGCAAGTCAATTGATTATCAAAGTTTAGAATGGGCAAAGCGTGTAGTATTTGAACCTCTTAAAAATCACGAAGTTCATATGATTGTGGGCAATCACGATTGTTACTTTAAAAATACCAATCACGTCAATTCACCATCGCTTCTTCTTCAGAATTACTCCAATATTAAAACCTATAGTTATCCACAAACAATCAAAGTTGGTGGTCTTGACATTATGATGGTGCCTTGGATTTGCAGTGATAACTATGATGAAACGATAAAGCAAATCAAAAAATCCAAAGCAAAAATTGCAATGGGTCATCTGGAGTTACAAGGTTTCCGTGTAAATCGAAATCTTGTAATGGAAGAGCATGGAACTGATCCAAAGATTTTTGATAAGTTTCAGAAAGTATTTTCTGGACATTATCATACTCGCTCTGACAATGGAAAAATCTTTTATCTGGGTAATACTTATGAGATGTATTGGAATGATGTAAATGACACTCGTGGATTTCATATTTTTGATACAGAAACTCTAGAGCATACTCCAATTAACAATCCTTATAAATTATTCTATAACATTTATTATGAGGATACTCCACATCAAATGTTTGATGCTACAGATTATGAAAATAAAATTGTCAAGGTAATTGTTCGTAAGAAGACCAAACCAAAAGACTTTGAAAAATTCATTGATAAACTTTACACCATAGGTGTTCAAGATCTTAAAATTGTTGAAAACTTTGATATTCAAGAAAGTGAAGATTTTGAAATTGATGAAGAAGAAAATACAATGTCAATTCTAAATCGTTATATTGACGAAGCAGAATTTGAGTTTGATAAAAATATTATCAAAGGTATTTTTCAAGATCTCTATAGACAAGCTTGCGAGGTAGAGTAAATGTTTCTTCTCACACTCAAAGACAGAAAAGATGATGGTGCATATGCAGTGCAAAATCGATATGGTGAAAAAGTCTTATTTCTCTTTGAAGAAGAAGACGATGCGACTCGATATGCTTTAATGTTGGAGGACCAAGAAAAAACTGTAATGGATGTTGTAGAGGTTGATGACGAACTTGCCATAAAGACGTGTAAGATGTATAATTATCGCTATGCTGTGATCACTCCTGACGATATCGTTATTCCTCCTAAGAATGTTAGTATTTCACAAGATTAAATGGAAAAATTTTCTTTCCACTGGGAATCAGTGGACGGAAGTTGATTTTGAAAAACACAATACAAATTTAATTATTGGAACAAATGGTGCAGGTAAATCTACAATCCTGGATGCACTTACTTTTGTTTTGTTTAATAAACCTTTTCGTAAGATTAATAAACCACAGTTAGTCAATACGACTAACGAAAAAGATTGTCTTGTGGAAATTGAATTCTCTGTGAACAATAGAGATTATCTTGTTCGCCGGGGAATCAAACCAAATATTTTTGATATTGAGGTAAATGGTAATCCACTTCATAAAGAAGCAGATGATCGTGCCAATCAAAGAATTCTTGAAGAGAATATTCTTAAGGTAAACTATAAGTCTTTTACTCAGATTGTGATTCTGGGTTCTAGTACTTTTGTGCCGTTTATGCAACTCGCTACTTCACATCGTCGTGAGGTGATTGAGGACCTTCTGGATATTCGTATTTTTTCTGCGATGAATAATCTTATTAAGGATAAGATTCGTGAGAAAAAGGACCAAATTAAATCTCTTGAACTTAAGAAAGAAACTCTTAAGGATAAGATGAAAATGCAGCAAGAGTTTATTGAAGAACTTGAGAATCGTGGTAATGCCAACATCAATGCCAATAAAGAAAAGATTACCAATCTAGATTCCGAAGTTGGCATTTACATGACCGAAAATGCCAAGATTGAGGAAGATATTTTTAAATATACGAAGGAACAAGAAGAAGTCATTGGGTCCGCTGATAAGTTAGTAAAACTTAACAATCTGAAGGGTAAGATCTCGCAGAAAGTATCTGCTATTACCAAAGAGCATAAGTTTTTCACAGAAAATACGGTCTGCCCTACCTGCACACAAACAATTGAAGAAGAGTTTCGGTTAAATAGAATTACAGACGCTCAAAATAAGGCAAAGGAACTCCAGAAAGGTTATCAAGACCTAGAGGAGACTATAAAAATAGAACAGGAGAGAGAGCGTCAATTCACAGTTCTATCTAAGGAGATTACGAAACTCAACCATGAGATTTCTCAAAACAATACTCGGATTTCCCTCAACCAGAGACAAATACGAGACCTTGAATCTGAAATTCAAACTATTACCCAAAACCTTGCAAACAGAAATACTGAGCATGAGAAGTTAGAAGAATTTCAAACCAATCTCCAAAAAACATTCGAAGACCTTTCAAAGAAAAAAGAAGAAATCGTTTATTACGATTTTGCCTATTCCTTACTCAAGGACGATGGCGTTAAAACGAAGATAATCAAGAAGTATCTTCCGTTCATAAATCAGCAGGTGAATCGTTATCTTCAGATGATGGATTTTTATATTAACTTCCATCTTGATGAAGAGTTTAACGAAACTGTAAAGTCACCCATTCACGAAGACTTTTCTTATAGTTCTTTTAGTGAGGGTGAAAAAATGAGAATTGACCTTGCCCTACTCTTCACCTGGAGAGAAGTGGCGAGAGTCAAAAATTCCGTCAATACAAATCTGCTGATTATGGATGAGGTATTTGATTCCTCACTTGACGGATTTGGAACTGATGAGTTTCTTAAGATTATTCGTTATGTCATTAAGGATGCTAATATATTTGTCATCTCTCATAAGGCAGACCTGCATGACAAATTTGAAAGTGTCATAAGGTTTGAGAAAGTCAAAGGTTTTTCCCGTATGATGTCCTTACAAGCACAAGAGTAATGCAAGTCCCCAACCGCTACCACCATTCCAAGAAGGAGCAGAAGCGGAAACTGAAACCGCAAGCACTCCGACAAGCAAAGGCACGACTGAGCCACTTCAAGAAGCGGCACATGACCTCCCCCAAAAAGGGAGGTTCTTTTGTATCATATACACATACGATTCAAATCAAATGACTGTCCGCCACGAAATCAAGTCCCAACTCGCAAAGCTTCTTGCTACCGAAGACCTTGTGGTTGAGCACAAGAAGGTGGAGACTGCCTGCTTTAATGTTCATACCCGTGTGCTGACCCTGCCAATGTGGGAACGTGCCAGCAACACCGTCTATGACCTTCTGGTGGGGCACGAGGTCGGACACGCTCTCTATACACCTGATGAAGACTGGTTGAAGGAGCACAAGATTCCCCCACAGTTTGTGAATGTGGTTGAGGATGCTCGCATTGAGAAACTGATGAAGCGTCGTTACGCTGGTCTCGCCAAGACTTTCTATGCTGGTTATAAGGAACTTGCCGATGATGATTTCTTCCAGATTGGTGATGATAAACTGGAAACTTACAACCTTGCCGACCGTGCTAACCTGTGGTTCAAGATTGGAAACTATATTGATATTCCCATTGAGCGTGGTGAGGAAACTGAAATCATCAACCTGATTGCCGATACCGAAACCTTTGCTGATGTTCTGATTGCTGCAGAAGCACTTTACAAGTATTGTAAGCAAAAGCAACAGGAAGAAACCAAGATTTCTTTGGATAATCTTGAGTCCCAGCAAAGTGATGCTGATAATCAACCCGCTTCTGACTTCAGTGACCAGCAAGAAGGTGAGAATGACCAACCTGAGTCTGATTCTTCGGAAGGTTCTGCTTCTAGTGAAACCACCCCAGAAATGGGTGATACCACTCAAGAACGGGGTGGTGAGAAGAATGAGGAACCCGAAGTGAAGACAATGGATTCTTTGGAAGAAGCACTGAAAGATCTTGTTAACAATAGTGGTCCTGAAAATGTCTATTTGGAACTGCCCAAACTTAATCTGAAAAAGATTATTGTCCCGAACGCTGAGATTCATTCTCGCTGTAAAGAAACTTGGGATTCTTTCATTGAGGACAGTGAATATAAGTATGAAGATATTTTTGGTGAAGTTGATAAACAGTTTGTAGAGTTCAAGCGTTCGGCACAAAAGGAAGTCAATTATCTGGTAAAAGAGTTTGAGTGTCGTAAAGCAGCAGACTCCTATGCCCGTGCTACGACTGCCCGTACTGGTGTTCTGGACTGCTCTAAACTTCATACCTACAAATATAACGAAGACCTCTTCAGGAAGGTTACGACTCTTGCTACCGGTAAGAATCACGGTCTGGTATTCGTTTTAGACTGGTCTGGTTCGATGTGCGATGTGATGCTGGATACCGTTAAGCAACTCTTCAACCTTGTCTGGTTTTGTAAAAAAGTTGCAATTCCGTTTGAGGTCTATGCTTTCACGACTGATTATCCTTTGGTTTCTTATGGTGAGAATGGTAAGGCAAACCTTCGCGAACTTGCTTATGAAAAGAAAGATGGTCTGATTCAGGTTGGTGAATGGTTCTCGATGATGAATTTGCTTACCAGTCAAGTGAATAGTAAGACTCTGGAAGAGCAGATGAAAAATATCTTTCGTCTTGCTATTGCCTTTGGTCGCAACTATTATGCTCGTTACTCTATTCCTCTGGGTCTTTCTCTTTCAGGCACTCCCCTGAATGAGGCATTGATTTCTCTTCATCAGATTCTTCCTAAGTTTCAAAAAGAAAATAAACTCCAAAAAGTTCAGTGTGTGATTTTGACTGATGGTGAAGCGTGTGGTATTAAGTATCACCGTGAAGTCAAGCGTCATTGGGAAGACAATCCTTTTCTGGGAACTGCTGGCATTGGGTTTGGTTCATTCTTGCGTGACCGTAAGACTGGAAACACCTATTCTTTGGATTGTGAATGGCATCAAATTACTGATATTTTCCTTCGTAACCTGCGGGACAAGTTTGCTGATATCAACTTCATCGGTATTCGTGTTCTGGAAGGTCGTGACGCTGGTAACTTTATTCGTCGATATTGTGGTTATTATGGTCCAGACCTTGAAAAAGCGATGAGTGCTTGGAAAAAAGAAAAGGCATTCACGATTAAAAAATCTGGTTACCATTCTTATTTTGGTCTTTCTGCAACTGCACTTTCTCAAGATACAGAGTTTGAAGTTGCTGAAGATGCGACCAAGACTCAAATCAAGTCTGCTTTTGCTAAGAGTCTCAAGTCCAAAAAAATGAATAAAAAGATTCTTGGAGAGTTTGTGGAACTTGTTGCTTGATAAATATTTTTATAGAACTCAATAAAGGCAATGAGTAGATTTACAGACTTATTTCAAGAACCAGCACCTGCTCCAGAAGAGGGTTTTAATGAAAATGCGACTGATCGTGATGGAGACGGATTAGTTCAGGACGGAACTAAATTTGAAAGACCTGCTCCAACCCCTAAGTCTTCTAAAAAGAAACCCACATTAGGATAAGATGAAAACATTTCAAGAATTTGTGATAGAATGTTATTCTATCCAAGAGACTTCTCTTACTCGTGTAATGAGCAAGTCAAAGAAGGGTGGTATGGCAATTATGTCTGCTCAGAGAGGAGACAAATCAAAAGCAGAAAACAATGCACGTTCAAAACAACTTGAAAAAGATGTAAGAGGTGCAGGTCTTCCTGGTCCTACTAAGGTTGCTGGAAGATACACTGAAAATCCAGGAACTCCTCAGGAGAAAAAAGTAGGAGAAAAATCTCATATCATTACTCCTGGTAAAAAAGGTAAGAGAAAGTTTAAAAAGGCAATTGAAAAACTTGGCAAGAAGTATGACCAAGATTCTGTATTGATTCAGCGTAAGGGGGGTGGAGAATCAACTCTTAAAGGTACTTCAAAGACCTCTTGGCCAGGTAAAGGAAAGAATGTTAAAATAGGTGGTATGAAACCAGGTAGAACTGGTGAGTTTGATACTAAAGTTAAGAACAAAACATTTACAGTTGAAAAATGAAATCTAAATTTCCATTTGACCACGTTGTCAAATCTGATACAAAACAAGTCTGGGTAAAGTGCGATAGTGCTATTACTGCAATGGGAATTACTGCCGTTGTAAACCAGTTTTATCCCGGATACACTCCTCATATTGCTAGTGAGGATTATTTGAATGAATTGCGAAACCAGCAGGTCCAGTCCTGAAACTGTCACAGGGGGCACTCAACTGCCCCCTTTTTTCTTGTATAATAACTTCAGTTAAACAAAACCACCTAACTACATTATGCCTCGCAAGTCTGCTGTGAACGACGCCCAACTGATTGAGTCTATTAAAGAACTGTATGGTTCCGAAGTTACCACTGGTGACCTAAAAGGTTTCTGTGCTTCTCGTGGTCTGAATTATCAGACCGTGACCCGCCGCCTGGAAGACTACAAGACTGGTCGTGGTCGTTGGAACTTGGAAGTGACTCCTAGTGTTGTTGGTAAAATGGAGCAGGCATATCAAGCACCTGCCGCTCTCCCCTCTGTGGAACAAAATCTTATTCCTGATAAAGATGATACCTTCGTCAAGTTTGGTAACTTTAACGATATTAAGAAAATTATTCAGTCCCGTATCTTTTACCCTACGTTCATTACGGGTCTTTCGGGTAACGGTAAAACGTTCTCGGTTGAGCAAGCGTGTGCTCAACTCAAACGTGAAATGATTCGTGTCAACATTACCATTGAGACCGATGAAGATGACCTGATTGGTGGTTTCCGTCTTGTGAATGGCGAAACTGCTTGGCATAATGGTCCTGTGATTGAGGCATTGGAGCGTGGTGCGATTCTTCTTCTGGACGAAATTGACCTTGCTTCTAATAAGATTCTGTGTCTGCAATCTGTTCTGGAGGGTAAAGGTGTTTTCCTCAAGAAGATTGGTCGTTTCGTGAAACCTGCTGCTGGTTTCAACGTGATTGCTACCGCTAACACCAAAGGTAAGGGTAGCGATGACGGTCGCTTTATCGGCACTAACGTTCTTAACGAAGCATTCCTTGAGCGTTTCCCCGTGACCTTTGAGCAAGCATATCCTGCTCCTGCGACTGAGCAGAAGATTCTTGAGGGTATCGCTCTGGATCTTGGTGTTGAAGACCGCGACTTCTGTAAGCGTCTGGTTGATTGGGCGGACGTGATTCGTAAGACATTCTACGATGGTGGTATTGAGGAAATCATCAGCACTCGCCGCTTGGTTCATATCATCCGTGCCTACAGCATCTTTGGTAACAAAGCAAAAGCGATTGACGTTTGTACCGCACGATTCGATGATGAGACCAAGCAATCGTTTTTGGAACTTTATGATAAGATTGATGCTGATTTCCAGATGCCCACTGGTCCTTCTGAAGCAGAAGTCCGTGCCGCATTTGCGTCTCCAGAAGTTTTCTGATATAATTGGGGAAGGTAAAAATGTGCCTTCCCCTTTATGAGTGATTCAACTTTTACTATTACTATGTCTGAACCTAAAAATCATCTCTGGAAATACAACGAAGATAAAATCCTCAATGATGTTGAGGATTATGTAACTAGCACTTATCATGGTCATTATTGTGGCGATGAATCTGGTTATGATGATATTCAAACAATTGATCTGATGGCAGCAAAGAAACTGGCAGCAGGTTTTTGTCAAGCAAACATCCTAAAGTATGGTTCTCGTTATGGGGACAAGGATGGACGTAATAAGCGTGATTTGATGAAAGTCATTCACTATGCTATGCTACTGCTTCACTTTGACAAACATTATTCCCGTAAAGATAATGGTCTCTCTGAATTCCGTTGATTATGAAACTCCAAAACAAAACTATGAAACTCTCTGACAATACCCTCGCTCTTCTCAAGAACTTTGCTGGTATCAACAACTCTATTCTTGTGAAGCAAGGTAATCGTCTCCGCACTATTTCTGTTGCCAAAAACATTCTTGCCGAAGCAGAAATTACTGAAGATTTTCCCCGTGACTTTGCGATTTATGACCTCAACCAGTTTCTGAATGGTCTGAGTCTTCATCAAGACCCCGATCTTGACTTTACTGAAGAATCGCACCTGAGCATCAAAGAAGGTAAGCGTCGTGTGAAATACTTCTTTGCCGACCCCAATGTGATTATCTCTCCACCTGATAAGGACATCCAACTTCCTTCATCGGATGTTTGCTTCCAACTGGACAGCACTTCTTTGGAAAAACTGGTCAAGGCAGCAGCAGTGTATCAACTCCCCGACCTTTCTGCAGTCGGTGAGAATGGTGTGATTAAACTGGTGGTTCGTGATAAGAAGAATGATACTTCGAACGAATATGCCATTGTGGTTGGTGAGACCGATAAAGAATTCACTTTCAACTTCAAGGTAGAAAACATCAAGATTATTCCTGGTGCTTATGACGTGGTAGTGTCTTCTAAACTTCTGTCGCAGTTTACGAATCCCAAATACAACCTTTGTTATTATATTGCTTTGGAACCCGACTCCTCATTTGAGTGATGGAATTTCTACTTTATTTGACTCCTATTGGGCAGGAGATAATGAGCAAGATTATGCTAAAAAATTATAGGGTCCTAGAAAATTCTGCATATTGTAGAAATAAAGAAGTTTTTGGTGGAATAGATGGTCCAAAATTCATAATCTGCACAAATAATATTAAAAATAGTATAAGCCCTGTACAACACTATATTAATGAAACTGTTTATCACGAAGCAGTTCACGTTGCCCAAGCGTGTAGGAAAAAACCTCTCAAAATTGATAATGCAACATTAGACCAATATAAACTTAATGATGTTGTTAGGTCTGTAAAGGCAAGTAAAAACGGATATTATGTTTATGAAACTGAAGCATACTATCTGGAAGATAAACCAGAAAGGGTGCTATACTACGTAAACAAGTATTGTTTCTGATGAATATATTTGTCACATCGCCATTTCCTGCAGAAAGTGCAATTTGTCTTCCCGATAAGCACATCGTCAAGATGCCATTGGAATGCTGTCAAATGCTTTCCATCGTGGCATCTGAAAAATGGGGTCATAACTATGGTCCTTTGTACAAGACTGATAACACTCCCTACAGAACTGAAAAGGGTGCGTTTCGTAATCATCCCTGTACCAAATGGGCAATGGATAGTATCCACAATGCCTATTGGCTGATTAAGTGGGGAATGAATTTGTGTGATGAATATACAATGCGTTATGGTAAAGTCCATTCGTGTTATAAGACTCTTGTAGATGCTTATTACATTTTTCCAAAGGGGAAGATTACTGATGTAACTCCATTTGCTCGGGCAATGCCTGAAGAGTGGAAGTTTGATGATAGTATTGATACATTTACTGCTTATAAAATGTACATTGCTTCTAAGCCTTGGGTTGCGAGTAACTATCTTCGTATGCCTGAACGTAAACCCGAATGGGTATGAAATACAATAAAGGCGACATTTTCCTTGACAAAGATACGCATAAGTTGTATATTTTTGATGGGACTGAATGGTGGGAAATTGTTCCTACCTGTGAATTGAAAAAACCTGATTGGGTATAAATTATGAACAGTGATTTTTTGTGGGTAGCAAAGTATGCCCCAAAGACAATTGAAGATTGTATTCTTCCTGAAAGCACCAAGAAGACTTTTCAGGACTTTCTAAATAAAGGTGAAATT